CTATGACGTAGCAGAAACGGAACGGGGCGGAACAGGCGCGGAACGGAACACCCTCGCGATCGCGTCCTCGATCTGCTCCTCGAACGTCAGATGAGCGTACGTCTCGTAGGTCTCGGCGAGCCGCGCGTGCCGCAACCGCACCTGGACGACGGTCATCGGCAGCCCCATCGCGATCAGGTAGGACGCGTAGGCGTGCCGCAGGATGTGCACTCCGGTCTTGTGCCCGCTCGGCGTGATCCCGTTCGCCTTGAGCGACGCGTTCCATGCCGTGGTCCAGGACTCCGTTCGCGCGAGCGCGCCGCGACGACCGGCGACGAGCAGCCGCACCGTACGGGTCTGGCCGGCCTTGATGCCCTTGCCGACGTACGGCAGCGTGACCTCCCTCGGCTCGAACGTCGCGAGGCGGGCGGCGAGCCGGTCGAGCAGCTCCTGCGGGACTGGCACCGTGCCGACCGAGTTGCGCTTGGGTGGGGCGAAGACGAAGCCCACGCCGTTGATCCGGAGCAGCTGCTGGCGGACGTGGACCTCGCGGCGAAGGAAGTCGATGTCATCGACGCCGATCCCGAAGCCCTCCGACCGGCGCAGGCCGGCGCCGTACGCGAGCTCGCCGACGGGCGCGTAGTTCGGGGCGTTGGCTCGCACGTGGTCGAGGATCCTTGTGATGGTCGGGAGGTCCCACAGGGCGAAGGTGTACGACTTGGCGAGCCGCTCGAGCTTGGCGGCTGGGTTCTTCCGGATCATGTCGTCCTCGACGGCGAGGTCGAGGATTGCAGTCAGCAGCCACAGCTCGAGGTTCAACGTGCCGGGCGCGACCAGCTCGGCGCGAGCCTTGCGCCACTGCCGGCACTTGGACGGCAGGATCTCGCCGACCGGGTAGTCGCCGAAGGTCTCGTTGAGTCGCTCGATCTTGTGGCGGAACGAGGCCGCGGACGACGGCGCGACAGCCTCACCCTCGAGCCAGGACTTCGCGAGCTCCCGGAACGCGGTCTGTCCGCGCCGGGGGTCGATGTACTCCCCGCGCTGGACGTCGGCGCTGATGTCGACGAGCCGGCGCTCGGCGTCGGGTTTGCGGTTGAACGCCTCCGTGCGCAGCTTACCGACCGGGTCGCGGTACTCGACCAGCCAGCGCTTGCCGCGACCGTGCCGCTTCGTCGGGACGCGCTCGCCGTTCGAGTCAGAGCGGGCGTTGAACCAGAGGTCTTTCACTCGTGCCATGTCGTGCCTCCTGGCGAAGGATGGTACGGCCCGGATCCGTACCCGCCCCTTCGCTACTTCGTTCGGTGCGGTGGTCGCAGGAGCTGTCTCGTGACTTCCGCTGCGCGCCGCGCCCGGCGCTGCTCTACCCAGTTCATCTGGAGTTGGACGACCGCAATCGAGCCCAGCAGGAACATTCCCCATCCCCGCCAGAGCGCTTCGTCGCGAGCCCATCCAGCTGAGTAGATAGCCACTGCCGCCCCCCACAGTGCTAGCACCGCTCCAATTCCAAGCAGGATGCTACGCATGACCAGAACTCCCCCCAATCGTTGATGATTCTTGGCGTCGCCTCTGCGGAGATACGGAAGCTTGGCGGCGGAAGTTGATCCGCGGGGGTGACGTCCATTCGGTAACTGTCTGTGCTTAGTCAACGCTGTGCACATCAGGACGTAAGCGCTTTCAGGCCAATTCGTGATAACTACTTCGTAGCGTAGCCGGAATGCCGTTTCAGACAGCATGATCGCTACTCTTTGTTGCCAATCTCAGGGTTGGTCGTCGGCGACGAACCTGCCGTACTCGATCCAGAACCAGGGCTCGGCGAGCTGTGCGAGCGCGTCGGCGGCCTCGTCGCCGCGAAGGCGCCGCACGTGCTCGGCGGCCTCGACGCGCGTGGGTGGGCGCGGCGCGGAGGGCTGGCTGTCGACCGCGTCTTCTGGGTACCCGCCAGCGAGGACACGCGCGGCCGACCCCGGCCGCCAGTCGAGACCGTGGTCCAGCTTTGCCAGGCTGAGCTCCTTCACGCTCTTGCCGCTCTCGATTCGCCGGATCGTGCCAAGGGAGCCGAGTCCGCCGAGCTGCGCGACCTCTCCTTGGGTACGCGCGAGCTCCAGTCGGCGGTCCTTCGCGAACCGCCCGAGTCGCTCCCAGTCCATGACGAAATCGTGACACGTGAAATCGGTAGAGGTCTACAGCTAGCCATACCTATCTAGACCTATCTATAGACAGGCCGTGCTGACCCAGCTACAGAGCGTTGACTTTGTGACACTACAAGTCTCTAGTCGTTACTAGGCGTCTTGACATGTGCATAGATGAGCATCACGATAGGCGCCATGAAGGACGAGTTGCTCCGGATCGGGACGGTCGCCGAGATGATCGGTGTCGCCGCGGGCACGATCCACAGCTGGCGCTACAAGGGCACCGCCCCGCCCGGCTTTCCGCTGGGCTTCCGGCTCGGTAGCGACGCCACCGGCCTGCGGTGGAAGCGGTCCGAGGTCGAGGCGTTCATCGCCGCCCGGCACGCCACCCAGACCAAGGCGTCGGCCTGATGTCCGCGCCGCTCACCTCGCAGGGCCGGCTGTGGCAGCTCGCACTGTCGTGCGGCGACTGCCCGCAGGGCGGCTCGCACTCCTGGGTCTATTTCAAAGAGGCCAAGCAGTGGACGTGCATCAAGTGCAAGTCGTCCCGCCGCTGACTTCCGCGCGGGCGGGTCGAGCCCCCCTCCTCGCCCGCGCGGATCACCAGACCGGGGGTCGGTTCGAGAGGTGACCGAAAGGTCCGGACCGGCCCCCGCCAGTAGCACCGCTCGACCGGCAGCCACCGAGGTTCGAGGCCTCGGCGAGCACGCGGATCACGAACCCGCTGTGAGTGGAGAGCAGGTGAGACCGATGTGAACGAGTCGCCTACAGGGAGGCGAGATCCCACTGCGCGCCTCTGATGCCACGGCGACGAGCCGGAGCAAGGCAGGAGCAGCCCGTTCGAGTCGGGCGCGCGCACGGCAGACATGAACCAGCCCCGCCCTCTACGACCGCGAAGCCGAAGAGCGGGGCCAGACAAGGGAGAGGTTACCGCCATGGAGACCAGGTTGGCACCGGGCGCGGTGGTGTTCGACGGCGAGCACGCCTGCATCGGTGTCGTGGAGGACCGGCCGCACCCGCAGCACTGGTGGTGGGTGATGGAGCCCTTGAACGGCGAGGTGCTCGTCAACGAGGCGTACCTGTCGGAGTACCCGGCCCCGTCCACGCCGCAGCGGATGTCGCCATGAAGCCCAAGCACAGAAGGGAAAGACCTCCCATGCGCATACGCGTCCGTGTGGCGCTCGCCTTGTCCTTCGTCGTCGGGGTTGCCGGGCTCGCCGCTCCGTCCTCGGCCCAAGCCGTCGCCAACATGGGTGACGCGCAGACGCTGGCGTGCGACTACACGATCACGAACGAGGCCCACAACAACGGCTGGAACGCACTGGCGACCGCGAGCGAGCGAGTCTGGGTCGACCACCGCATGCAGGTCTCCACCGCGCCGGGCTGCAACCCGCGTGTCAGGGGCGCTGTGAACTTCCGCTGCTACAAGCTCGACGGCGGCGCATGGCGTACGGCCAACTGCGGCTCACTCGGCCGCATGTCCCACGTACAGAACGACCAGCTGGTCACGAGCAGCGTGCTCGGGTACGACTTCGGCAGCACCGGGCCGGACGGCACGACCTCGGTCTACAGCGCGTGGACGCTCCGGACCAACTGCCGCTGGTACTGGAGCAGCCTCTTCGTTCACCGCGTGACGGTCGAGGGCAACACGTACACGCTGAACGAAGAGATCGGCGCCAGCCACGACTACCTATCGCCATGCCCGGTGTGATCGCCATGACGTGGAGAACCAAGCTCAAGGTCGCGGCCGTGCTCGCCGCGCTCGCGTTCGGTGCGATCCTCGCTGGCTTCTTCGGTGACAGGGCACACGCCGACGTCCCCTCGCCGGCCTACCAGCGGCCGCCGATCCCGCCCGTCGTCGACGGCCCGTCCGAGCCGGCGACCTTCGCGGCGATCGTCCTCACCGGCGCGTTCCTGGTCTTCGTCGCCGGCTGGCTGCTCTACGGGTGGCTCAAAAACCGCCGTGAGCGCGCCGAGAAGTTCAACGCCGCGGCCGAAGCCCTACGCCGCAACAGAGAACGGAACATCGCGCGCGACGTCAACCTCACCGACTCCGAGCGCGAACAGTTCCTCGACATCGTCACTGAGTGGCGCAAGGGGGTTCAGTCGTGAGCCGGTTCTCAGGTCCAGGCCACGAGGTGGTCGACGAGATCGGGAAGGCGTACCCGCCCGAGATGCTCTCGCGTCCGGCCGGTCCGCGCGCGTGGGTGCGCTGGTTGAAGCGCGAGCAGGCCTACGTGCGAAACGCCGCGACGCCGGAGGCTCGGCGCCGCGCGACCCGCGAGCACGAGCAGAACGGCCGGATCCTCCGACAGGGAAGGTGGGTCACCCCGTGAGCCGCTGCTACCAGCACCCCAGCGCCGCGCCCGTGCCGCTGCCCGGTGACCCCGGCGTCAAGGTCTGCTCGAAGTGCCCGACCGTCGTCTCCGGCGAGCCGACCTCGTGGAACCGCGCCGGCACCCGGCTGCAGCGCAACCAGCCGAAGCACGCCGGCAACGCGCCCGCGACTGGCTGCCTGCCCCTGATCGGCCTTGTCGCGTTGGCGATTCTCGCCGCGCTGACCGGAGGTGCTTGATGCCAGTCGAAGTCCCAACCACTGCCGATCTCTTGCAGGTTGTTCGCGAGGTGTGGCCCGGCGATGACCTGCTCGACGCCGTCGACATCGCGGCCGACGGCGGCGGGGCGATCCTGCTCGGACCCGGAACGCACGTCCTCTACAGACCGCTGAACCTGCCGTCGTACGTGCGGCTTGTCGGCGCCGGTACGGGCGCGACCAGCATCCGCGCGGGCGCGGACATGGAGTACCTGATCGGTGTCGACGACCACGCATCGTCCGTGAGCGTGGAGAAGCTGCGCATCGAGTGCGCCGGCAAGGCCCGTACCGGTGTCCGCATCGTTCCCGCTCCCCGCGATCCCGCGAACGGACTCGACTACGGCGTCACGTCACCCGACCCGCGACACCGCATGTTCGACGTCGAGGTCTACGACGCCGCGCATTCCGGCGTCGTCCTCGGCGAGCACGCTCGCGGCACCCGGCTCGATCACGTGCTGGTGCGGCGGGCCGGAACCGTCGGCTTCCACTGCGGCATGGCCGACAGCTACCTCACCAACTGCGAGGCGACCGTCGTCGCGGGTCCGTCCTACTCGGCAGCAGCCGCGTTCTGGATCGGCTCCGTCAACACGGTCTACGCCAACTGCAAAGGGTGGTGGGGGCGCGGCAGCGGCTGGCGTGTCCGCGGCTCGCGCAACCGGTTCGTCGCGTGCGAGTCGCAGGACACCGCGTGGCACGGCTGGTACGTCGAGTACGACCTGAACACCTTCACTGCCTGTGTCGCCGACTCGGCGGGGTTCGCAGCGTCGGGCGGCATCGGCGGCGTTGACGGCTTCTACTTCGCTGGCGCTGGCGCGACCACCGCCACGGGATGCCTTGCGTTCAACCGGTCCAAGAGTGCGAAGTCGCAGCGACACGGGTTCAACATCCCCGCCGAGATGCTCGCGATCGAGCTCGACGGGACGGAGCGGTTCTGGGGCAACCAGGGACGCGACAACGCCGGTCTGTTGGTGAACGTCCGTGGATAGCGAGTGGGGCAACGTCGTACTCACGCTCGAGATGAACGGGTTCGGGCTGCCCGCCCCAGTCGTCCAGACGGCGCCGCCGTCAACCCTCGTCGCGGGTGAGCTGATCCGCCGAGCCCGCGCCGGGGAGCTGCAGTACCTGGTCTGCGAGAACCGCGAGGACGGACGCACCGTGCTCCGGGTCGGGACGGAAGGTCGCGGCATGGGGGTCGTGGCGTACGAGCTCGTCGGCATCTACCACGGGTTCGAACCCCCCGCCGACACGTGGCGCGCAAGGCGGATCGAGTGATGCGCGGGCTCGCGGCCGGCGCCGTCGTCGTAGCCCTCGTGGTGATCCGCGAGGTCCTCCGCTTCGCCAACGAGGCAAGGCAGTCCGTGCCGAAACAGCCCCGCCCCCATGTACCCGATCCCGACCTACCGCCCACGCACACCGAGCACCGGAGGAACTGATGTCCAGCTACCGCGAGGGAACCGCGTACCTGCAGCTCGTGCCGACCCGCTACCCGTACGAGTTGAAGGTCGTCAACGCGACCCAACGCAAGCCGAGCATCGTCGACCCGGACGCGGTCGTCGTCAAGGTCCGGTTGCGCGTGCCCTGCGCCGCGTTCGAGCCGCTGCAGCCCGAGGCCGTGATCACCGTACCCGCCGAGCTCGTGCAGCACCCCGTCGAGGTCGACGCGGTCGCGAACGACTGAACCGCCAATCCAGGAAGGGAATACCAACGCATGCCCAAGCACACAGACGACGAGGCCGAAGGCGTACCCGTCCGACCGTTCGCCGCAGTCCTGCAGGATCTCGGCCGCGGCGAAGTCATGGACCAGGCGGGCGCCATGCTGCAAGACCTCGTGCAGGGCGTCCTCTCGTACGGGAAGGCCGGCGTCTTCACGCTCAAGGTGAAGGTCGCGCCGATGAAGGGGCAGCCCGACGGGCTGCTCGTCACCGCTGTCGCGGACGCGAAGCCGCCCGTGGGCGACCCAACGTCTGCGGTGTTCTTCGCCGACGAGCACGGCAACCTCCTGCGCGACGACCCGAACCAACCGAAGCTGCCGTTCCGCGAGGCGTCCCAGACGGTCAACCTCCGAACCGGCGAGGTCAAGGGCTGACGTCCGCCAACCCCCAACCCAGAAGGGCAAACCCACCCCCATGACCGAGAACTTCACCGAGACTGTCGAGCTCGCCGTCGAGCCGAACGGCGTACAGGCCGCGATCGACGCAGGCGAGGCGATCGCCAAGCCGACCCTGCTCGACCCCGGCAATCACTACGTCGCCGTCGTCCCTGCGGGCGGGCGGCTCGCGCACGTTGACCTCGACCTCGACAAGTACCGCGATACCCCACGCCGCAAGGAAGGTCGAGTGGTTGTCGACGACGTCGCCTCGTTCGTCCACTACTGGGGAAAGCACGCCGACGAGCACTCTGAGGTGTACGCGAACGTCTCGCGCAGCAAGGTCGAGGCCGTGCTCGATGCGCACGCCGACGACGGACCGCGCTGGGGCGGGCACCGCCTCGTTCTCCAGCTCAAGCACACGCAGCCGTGGCTCGCGTGGAACGCCAACGAGGGAATCAAGTTCAGCCAGACAGACTTCGCCGAGTTCCTCGAGGACAACCTGGCCGACATCTACGCCCCGCCGGCCGCCGACATGCTGGAGATCGCGCAGACCTTCCAGGCGACCACGAAGGTCAACTTCGAGTCCGGCACCCGGCTCGCGTCCGGTCAGCGGAAGCTGACCTACGTCGAGCAGGTGGACGCCAAGGCTGGGCAGAAGGGCGAGCTCACGATCCCCGAGTCGTTCACGCTCGGCCTGCAGGTGTTCGAGGGGTTCGAGGTCGCCGACGAGGTGGGGGCCCGCCTGCGGTACCGGATCAACGGCGGCAACCTGCAGCTGTCGTACCACCTGAACCGGCCCGACGAAGTCGCGCGCGCCGCGTTCGATGCCATCGTCAACCAGCTCACCGAGCACCTCGACGGGACGCCCGTCCTGGTCGGGCAGCCGATCGGATGAGCACTCCGGTCGTGGTCGGCCTCGACCTGTCGCTCACGTCGACCGGTATCTGCGTTGCGGATGCCGGCGGCGTGGCCGTCAGCAAGGTCACGAGCAGCGGGAAGAAGGACGCGACGCTCACCGAGCGGCAGGCGCGGCTCCGGAAGCTGGCCGACTCGATCTGGGTCGCGGTCTGCAGCGCGCAGCCCAGCCTCGTTGTGGTCGAGGGGCCGTCGTTCGCGCAGCCCAGCCAGGGCGGGCAGCACGACCGCGCCGGGCTGTGGTGGCTGGTCGTCGACCGGTTCACCTTCACTGGCTGGCCGATCGTCGAGGTCCCGCCGACGTGCCGAGCGAAGTACGCCACGGGCAAGGGCAACGCCGCGAAGGACGCCGTGCTCGCCGCGGTCGTACGCCGCTACACCGAAGTCGAGGTGTCCGGCAACGACGAGGCCGACGGGCTCGTGCTCGCGGCGATGGGTCGGCGCCGGCTCGGTGCGCCGATCGACGACCCGATGCCGCAGGCGCACGTCGCCGCGATGGACGCGGTCCACTGGGGCGAGGTGGGCTGATGCCCGACCTGGAGCTGTACCAGCGGTGGGCCGAGCTGACACAGCTCCTGCCGAACACGTCGCTGTCGCGGGCGGCCGAGCATCTGCGCGTCCGCCCGCAGAAGCTCGAGGCCTGCATCCGCGACGTCGAGCGGCTCGACACCCGCACGCCGGCATGGCTGGTCGCGCAGTGCCTACGGATCCGCGCCGACGAACTCGAGGTCGACCTCAACCTCGACCAGGCCGATCTGCTGCGCGCCCGCGCCGACGAGATCGATGAGGGGGCGAGAGTGCGATGAGCTACGCAGAGTTCCTTGCGCGGAAGACGCGCACCGTCGAGCCAGCCGGGCGCGACATCGACCTCGCCGACGTGCACCCGATGCTGCATCCGTGGCAGCGGGAGATCGTCCGCTGGGCTGTGCGCACTGGTCGCGCCGCAGTCTGGGCTGACACCGGCCTAGGGAAGACGCTGATGCAGTTGGAGTGGGCGCGCCTGTCGGGGTCGCGTTCGCTGATTGTGGCTCCGCTCGCGGTGTGCCACCAGACCGTACGGGAGGCGGCCCGGCTCGGGATCGACGCTCGGTACGTGCGCGAGGACGACGACCACGACGACCGGATCCGCGTCGCGAACTACGAGCTGGCGGATCGGTTCGACACCGGACTGCTCGACGCTGTCGTGCTCGACGAGGCGTCGATCCTCAAGCAGTCCACGGGGAAGATGCGCACGCGGCTGATCCGTCACTTCGCCGATGTCCCGCACCGGCTCGCGTGCACGGCGACACCGGCGCCGAACGACGCGGAGGAGCTGACCAGCCAGGCTGAGTTCCTCGGCGTGACGACCCGCGCGGAGATGCTCGCCGCCTATTTCGTCCACGACTCCGACGGGTGGCGCCCGAAGGGTCACGCCCGCGGCCCGATGTACCGGTGGATGGCCAGCTGGGCCGTCGCGCTGCGGCGACCCTCGGACCTCGGCTACTCCGACGACGGATATGTGCTGCCCGGGTTGGAGATCCGCCCGCACCTGCTGCCCGTAGAGGTCACCGTCGAGGGTGCGCTGTTCGGCGGGGAGCTGGGCGGCGTCGGCGGTAGGGCGAAGGTCCGCAAGGCCACAATGCGGGCGCGCTGCGAGAAGGCCGCCGAGCTCGTCAACGCCGAGCCGGGTGAGCCGTGGATCCTATGGTGCGGACTCAACGACGAAGCCGAGTCGCTCGCCAAGCTGATCCCCGGCGCGGTGAACGTCCCCGGGTCATGGACGCCTGAGGACAAGGCGAAGGCCGCGCTCGACTTCGCCGACCAGAGGATCCGCGTGCTGATCTCCAAGCCGTCGATCTTCGCGTACGGCATGAACTGGCAGCACTGCGCGCGCATGGCGTTCGTCGGGCTCGGCGACTCCTACGAGCAGTACTACCAGGCGATCCGCCGCGCCTACCGGTACGGGCAGGCCCGCCGCGTCGTCGCGCATGTCGTCCTCACCGACCTCGAGTCGCCGATCGCCGACAACATCGCCCGCAAGGAAGCCGAAGCGACCGCTATCCACGAGGCGCTCGTCGCCGAGATGCGGCAGACCGACACCTGGAGCGCAGCGTGACCGACGAGATGTACGTGACCGACGATGCGGCCGGCGACACCTGGCGGCTGATGCTGGGCGATTCGTGCGAGCGGCTCGCCGAGCTGGACGCCGACTCGATTGACCTGTCGGTGTGCTCGCCGCCGTTCGCGTCGTTGTTCACCTACTCGCCGACCCCGAGGGACCTCGGCAACTCGGCCAGCCGTGGCGAGTTCTTTGAGCACTACGGCTACGTCATCCGCGAGCAGCTCCGGATCACCAAGCCCGGCCGGCACGCCGTCATCCACGTACAGCAGCTCACCACGACCAAGAGCTTCCACGGCGTCGTCGGGCTCACCGACTTCCGCGGCGAAGTGATCCGTGCCTTCATCGACGGCGGCTGGATCTTCCACGGAGAGGTCACGATCGACAAGGACCCGCAGGCACAGGCCATACGCACCAAGGCCCAGGCGCTGATGTTCGTCCAGCTCGAGCGGGACTCGTCGAAGTCGCGGCCGGCGCTCGCCGACTACCTGCTCATCTTCCGCAAGCCCGGCGACAATTCGGTGCCGATCAAGCCTGAGTGCACTCGGGATGAGTGGATCGAGTGGGCGCGCCCTGTCTGGTACGGCATCAAGGAGACCAACACGCTCAACGTCCGTGTCGCCCGCGAGAACGATGACGAGCGGCACATCTGTCCGCTGCAGCTCGACCTGATCGAGCGGTGCGTGCGGCTGTGGTCGAACCGTGGCGAGACGGTGCTGTCGCCGTTCGCTGGCATCGGCTCCGAGATCTACGTCACCACCCAGTGGGGCAGGCGCGGCATCGGCATCGAACTCAAGCCGTCGTACTGGCGCACCGCCGTCGACAACCTGCAACGCCTTGACAAGGAACTCGCGGCGTCGACGCTGTTCGGAGACGAGACCAATGCCGCCTCGTAAGCGGAAGCTGTGGCTGTCGGGGTTCTGCGGGCTCGGCATGCCGCCCGACTCGCACCGTCGTTGCCGCGGTTCGCACGGCGACCTGACCTGCAGCTGCAACTGCCACGTCGAGCCCATTGACGGAAACGGCCGCCCGGAGGCGGCCGTCGAGCCGAAGGACCAGCCCTCGGCGGGGATGCCCCACGGTAACACGGCCGAGCTGGCGGCCCGCCCGGTCACGATGCCTGCCGAGGACTACCACGCGCACCCGGCGCTGTCGTCGACCGGCGCGAGGAAGCTGCTCCCGCCGTCCTGCCCGGCGATCTTCAAGTACGAGCGCGAGCACCCGCCGCCGCCGAAGAAGGAGTTCGACTTCGGCCACGCCGCGCACACGCTCGCGCTCGGCGCCGGCCCGGACATCGTGCCGCTGCCGTACGACAACCGCCGTACGAACGCGTACAAGGCGGCCGTCGAGGAGGCGCGCGCGGCCGGCAAGGTGCCGCTGCTGCAGCACGAGTACGACACCGTGCAGGAGATGGTCTGGGCACTGCGCACGCACCCCGACGCGGCGCTGCTGCTCGACCCCGACAGCGGCGCGCCCGAGCAGTCGCTGTTCTGGACGGACGACGAGACGGGCGTCGCGTGCCGGGCTCGGCTGGACTGGCTGCCCAAGCCGAAGCCGAGCGGGCTCGTCATCGCGTGGGACTACAAGACGACGCAGAGCGCCGCGCCCGACAAGATCGCGAAGGCGATCGACGAGTACGGGTATTTCCAGCAGGCGCCGTTCTACCTCGACGGCATGCGCGCCCTCGACCTCGCGGGCGACGACGCCGTCTTCCTGTTCGTGTTCCAGGAGCGCGAGCCGCCGTATCTCGTGACCGTCGTGCAGCTCCCGCTGATCACGATGGAGATCGGCGCCGCGCGGAACCGCCAGGCGCGCGAACTGTTCCGGCGCTGCGTCGAAACCGATCACTGGCCGGCCTACGCCGAGGAACCGATCCTCGTCGGCCTGCCCACCTATTCGGAGAACCGATACCTGCAGGAGTTGGCCCTATGAACTATCCGAACTACGACACGACCGCAGACCACCTGAACCGCCTTGCGCAGCGGTGCTTCGACGCATCGAAGGCGAACGGCTGGTACGACGCCGACATCAGCCGGACGTTCGGCGACATCGTGGCCCTGATCCATACCGAGGCGTCGGAGGCGTTCGAGGAGTACCGGAACGGCCGCGCCCTCAACGAGACGTACTACAACCCGGACAAGCCCACCAAGCCTGAGGGCGTCCCGTCGGAGCTCGCAGACATCGTCATCCGGGTCTTGGACACCTGCGGAGCGAACGGCATCGACATCGGCGCGATCGTCGAGGAGAAGCTCGCGTACAACGCCACCCGCGGGCACCGTCACGGAGGTAAGGCACTGTGAGCAACGCAATCGAACGCGCCCAGCAGCGCGAGATCGTCGTTCCCCAACCGTCCGCGATCAGCCAGTCGACCGCCGTCGAGCAGGCCCGCGCCGTCGCCGAGGTGCAGGCCGCTGTTCTCGTCGCGCAGCAGGTGCCGCGCGACGTCGACCGCGCGCTCGCCGAGATGCGCGTCTCGTGCAGCCGGCTCGGCCTCGCGAACCGCGCCTTCTACAGCGTGCCGAACCGCGGCACCGGCCCGTCGGTTCACCTCGCCCGCGAGCTCGCGCGCATTTGGGGCAACCTCGACTACGGCGTGCACGAGCTGCGGCAGGATCTCGCCGCCGGCATGTCGGAGGTCCGCGCGTTCGCGTGGGACCAGCAGGCGAACGTGCGGTCGACGCGCACGTTCCAGGTCCCGCACGCCCGCATGAAGAAGGTCGGCGGCAAGCCGGTCCGCGAGCCGCTCGTCGACCTGACCGACGTCTACCTGTCGAATCAGAACCTCGGCGCCCGCGCGGTCCGCGAGTGCGTCTTCACCGTGGTGCCGACGTGGTTCACCGACGAGGCCGTCGAGCTGTGCCGGCGCACCCTTGAGACCGGCGAGGTCGACCCGAACGGCCAGGCGACACGGACGCTCGACGAGCGCATCTCCGACTGCGTCGCGAGCTTCTCGAAGCTCGCCGTCACCGTCGACCAGCTCGAGCGACACGTCGACCGCAAGCGCGCCAAGTGGACGCCGGAAGACCTTGCCCAGCTGGCGATCACGTACAGCTCGATCAAGAACGACGGCGTGCGTGTGGCCGACGCCTTCCCCGACAAGGTCGTCACGACCAAGGACATCCGCGGCGAGGGGAACGAGGGCGAGGGGTACGACCCGACCGCCGACGACGCGAACCCGTGGAAGGAAGGCGAGTCGAAGTGAGCGCCGAGACGGGGCGCCTCGGCCGCGCAGCCGTCGAATCCGGGGATGTGCTCGCGCAGCTCGCCGAGATCGAGGCGACCTGGCTGCAGCAGTGCGCCAGCTGCGACGCGATGCTGCCGGCGTCGTGCACCTGCCCGCCGGGCGACCCGCGCGCCGTCATCGGGTGGCTCGTTGACCAGGTGAAGCAACTCGGCGGGCAGCGGATCCTCGACGCGATCGACGCGCTCCCGGAGCCGACCGACCACCAGGTCGAGGCCGAGAAGATGCTCGGGAGCGCCTACGCCTTCGGTGCCGATGACGACCTCGACCGCGCCGCGCTACGGACACAGGCCGCCACCGTGCACGCCCTGCTCGCGGTCGTCGAGCGGCTGCAGACCATCGCCGAGCAGGGGCCGGGAGGTGCGGCGTGATCCCCCGTGTCGAGGGCTACTGCCCGGTCGGATGCGGCCAAACCCTCATGCTCGGCGCTGGCGGGCACGTCTACTGCAGCTATCTCGCATGCCCCGAGCCGACTGCGGTCGACGAGATCCTCCACGACCGCGAGGTCGAGCACGTCGTCACCCTGACCGAGACGGACTTCACCATCCGCCACCCACTGCGGGAACGGCTCGGCGACGCGCTGCTCGAGTGCCACCTCCACGAGCACCTGCGCAGTCTCGACGGCCCACCGCGGAAGCCAGGCAGGTACCACGCGTTCCAGCGTGGCGAGCGGTGGCACTGGCATGAGATCGAGCCGGCCTGATGTTCGGCCCTGGCTACCCGCGCGGCCGCCCGTGGGTCTGCGGCGACTGCGACCGCGGCGACTGCCCGCTCTGCGACGGCGACCCGTGTGCGTGCGGCGACGAGATCCACGACCAGCCGTGGGGAGGCGAACCGTGAACGAGTGCGACGTCTGCGGCCTGCCCGACCCGTACAACGGCAGCGGCGACGGCATCGGCTCGTGCGACTGCCCACGCTGCGAGTGCGGAGAGGCGCACTTCTCGTCGCTGTGCAGCTGCCCGACGGGCGACGAGATCGAGGGATGGGAGGACGACTCGTGAGCGCGCACGAGGCCGCGCAGCGGGTCGCGGGCGAGGTCCGCGACCAGGCATGGATGTGCGCCACCGCCCGGCTCGCGGAGGACGGCATCGAGCCCGCCGCCACACCCGAGCAGGCCGAGCTCGTACGCCGCTGCGTCGAGATCGGCATCGACGCCGGCATGCACGCCCTCGCGCACCGCTACGCCGCCAGGTTCATGAAGGGAGACGCCCATGGCGAGCAGCGTTGACGTCGTCGAGGCCGCCGGCATCACATACCGGCAGCTCGACTACTGGTGCCGGAAGGGATGGCTCGCACCGACTATCCGGCGCGGAGGCGGCTCAGGCATCGACCGCGACTTCCACGCCGACGAGCTCGCGTTCGCTGTCCGCATGGGGCTGCTCGTGCGCGCCGGGTTCCCCCCGGACGTTGCGTTCCTCATCGCGCAGGCCACGCCCGGCGTCGTCCCGCTCGGCGAAGGCGCGCGCGTCGTCATCGACGGGCCGTGTGTCGCCAGCCGACGCGACCCGCAGTACCGGTCGCTCGAGCGCGGGCAGGCGGCATGACGACGAAGCACGAGTGGTGCGGCAGCGACCGCGGCTACGGCCGCCACCGCCGCCAGGGCGAGAAGGCGTGCAAGCCATGCCGAGAGGCCCACAGCATCGTCGCCAGCAGACTGCGTACCGAGATGCGCGCAGCCGCCAGGCTCGAGCCCACGAGGCCCAAGACCAGGCGTCCCACCAAGACTGAGCGCGAGGTCACGCGCCTCGCAGCGCTGGAGAAGCTCGCCAAGATCCACATCACAACGTTCCGGTACCTGCTCAACGAAGAGCTACACGCCCGCGGTTTCCTGTCGACGCAGGGGTTCAAGAGGCGCGGAGGGATCGTCTGATGGCCCGCCGCCAGCACCTCACCGACACCGAGCGGCGCGACACGGTCGACGCCCGGATCGAGTACGAGATCCGCCTGGCCGAGCGGTTCGGCGACGAGCAGACCGCCGCGCAACTGCGACGCGATCGCCTCGAGAACGCCCTCGACGGCTTCCATTTCGACCGCCGCGGATCGCCAAAGCGACTCGAAAACCGCACGACCGAGCACGCACGAGGGTGAAAAGGGGAGTGGAATGGCCCGGATCCGATCGATCAAGCCGAGTTTCTGGGGAGACGAAAGGGTCAGTCAGCTGTCGCGTGACGCGCGGTTGCTGTTCATCGGCCTGTGGTCGTTCTCCGATGACGCGGGACGCTTTCTCGCATCGCATCAGGCGATCGCCGGCTACGTGTTCCCCAACGATGAGGACGTCACGCCGAAGAAGCTCTCCGCGTGGCTGGATGAGATTGCCCAACAGGGCATGGTCATTCTCTACAGCAACGGGCGCGTCAAGTACGGCGCGGTGCCGAAGTGGAGGAAGCACCAGAAGATCAGCCACCCTCAACCGTCGTCCCTGCCGGGGCCACCGCCCGATGCCCTATTCGATGAATGACTCCGGAGCCATTCCGGAACGCCGCACGAGCCGTTCACGTAGTTACTCACGAGCATTTCTGTCAGGAAGGGAAGGGATAAGGAATGGATAAGGAGGGGAGTGGAAAGACCCCTTGTGGAACCCAAGTCCAAACCGCTTCGGTCTGTAGCGCGCGAAGCCGGCTAACGATTGGGCTTGGATCATGACGCCGATCGAGGCCGAGCGGCTCGCCTACGCGATCAACTCGTTGCGACCCGACTGGCCACGCAGCTCGCTGCAGACGTTGTTCGCCAAGCACCTCGCCAAGCGCACCCTGCACGACGCCGCCGTCGCCATGGTGTGGGTCGCCACCGACCCCGCGACGCAGACCCCCGGCCGCGTCCTCGAGAACGGCCCGTGGTGGGGCGCGTCGCTCACCACGACCAGCGAGGCCGAGCGCCACCCCAGCGCGCAGACGTACGTGCCACCGACCGAGCCCTGCGACCTCTGCGGGCGGACACGACGCCAATGCGAGCAGCGATCCAACGGCACGCACGAATACCGGCCACGGCAGGAGTTCAAGCGGGTCGGCGCCTACGAGCGCGGGCTCACCAAGGCCAGGGCCGCGATCGGCGCACCCGTAGCACCGACCACCGACGACGAGAGCGAGACGCCATGAGTCGCCTGACCATCCACAGCGCCGACGGCAAGCACTCCGCCACGCTCGACGGCGACGACGTCACACACCGCCTCCGCAGCATGACCGTCGACCTGCAAGGCGGTCAGCAAGCGATGGTCCTCATCGAACCGCTGATCGTCGAGCTCGACGTCGACACCGACCGCGCGAGGTTCCACGTCCCGCCCGACACCGCCGACCTGCTCGTCAGCCTCGGCTGGACGCCGCCCAACAGCCTCGGCAAGACGCTCGGAGACCCCGCATGATCGCCCGCACCGAGTTCCGAGTCGTCGCCGAGCGCGATGGACGTCAATGGCCGATCCCCAACCAGCACGACGAGCCGATCATCGACCGCGGTGCGGCAGAGGCGTACCGCAACTACGTCGAGCTCCAACAACCCACCTTCGACCGCGTGTTCATCGTCCACGCAGTGACCGCGCGCTCCGCGTGGGTTGACGACCGAGGCGTCGAGTGGAACGAGCAAGCCGCCCTTGACGAGAGTCTGCTGGAGCTGAACGAGAGGCGGTACGCGTGAGCAGCGTCGTCAGCCCCGAGCCGGCACCTGAGCCCAAGCCCGAACGCCGACCGACGATGTGGGAGCAGGCCGGCGCACTGCAGGTCGGTGACTTCTGCGACCTCTGCGTCACCAACGAGATCGCGCAACGCAAGATCCGGACCTACACCGGATGGCAAGCCTGCCCACGCTGCGACTACGTGCGCCCCCTACCACCGCTGCCGCCACTCACCGAGAGCTACGCATGAGGGTCCCGGTGCGCGTCGTGGACGGCAAGCTCATCTGCCCGTGCTGCCAAGAGCCCATGGTCAAGGCCCGCGATCAGAGCCAAGCGAGGCCCGGCGAGACGCCCTGAGTACGCCGCCGTCATCGAGCCGTACATCCAGCAGCAGCTAGCCGAACGGTTCGCTCATGACTGCAACCCAGAGACGGGTAGCGCGTACTTCCGGGAGGTCCGATGAACGCCCCTGCTCGCGCAGAGATGGATCCGCTCGACTGCGTGCACGAGCTCACCGAGCGGATCGTGCACCGGGAGCGCTACACCCTCGAGGCGACGTCCAAGCGCGGCCGCTGGCGGCGAACGAGCCGCTACCACGAGACCGAGCACCCATCCCTGCTCGAGCAACTGCTTGGCGCGGTCGACCCATCGCGTTCGGCCGAGGAAGGCACCGGCATCGCGCGGCCGTACGGGTCAGCCGCGGCAGCCCGACTCGACGCGATCGACGCCGCCCTGCGCATCGACCGCGAGGCCGCGGCCTGGCTGCGCGCGCTCGGCAAGGACGACCCCGGCGACACGATCGCCTGCGTCCGCCAGCTCGGTCCGCACCTACGCAACACCGAGATCGCCCGTGACGTACGCCGCTGGTGGACGTGGGCGCGCGTCCTCACCGGCTGGGACTCGCCGGCCTGGCGACCCGACAACACGTGCCCACTGTGCGGCGTACGGGGCATCCTGCGCGTACGGCTCGACAAGCGCTCGGCGGTATGCATCGGCTGCTGGGAAACGTGGGACACCGAGACAGTCGGCCTGCTTGCCGACCACATCCGCGCGGAGAACGACGCTGAGAAGCCCACACGCGCGCCGCTCGTGGCCGTGTACGGAACCTGCCCGACCTGCCACACCCCGAACGTTCTGCGGCAGCGACAGGAAGGGTTGGGGCTGCAGTGGGCGTACGCCTGTCCGCACGGACACGCCACGGTCTAGCGTTGACCTGCGGCTATGTGTGGCATACTGATGCCGGCACCGTAGGTGTCTCTAGCCCCAGGTCTGGGGCTGTTCATTTTTCAGGGGGGCACCTCTACCTACCCCACCCCCTCGGTGTGAGCAGGGCGTATGCCTAGCAAGATCAAGGGGCACGGTCGAACAGGCCGGCCGTGGCGACGGAAAGCGGCAGAGGTCCGGGCTAGCTTTTCTCCGTGCTGGCTGTGCGGTGACCCCATCGACTACACCCTGCCGCCCAACCATGTGTGGTCCTTCACCGTGCACCACAAGGTCCCGCTCGCGGTAGCTCCGTGGCTGGCGCACGACCGAAGCAATCTGGTTGCTGCGCATCGACGATGCAACAGCCTGCAAGGCGACCGGCTGGGTAGGCCGCCCACCCCCACGTCCCGCACCTGGTGAACGCGAGAACGAAAACGATTTCAACGTTCGAGTTGATCATCGCTGCTCGGTGGGAGGGGTAGGGGGGCACCCCGAACACGCAGAGTCACAAACACTGGGTGACCCCTAGCTACCTGCCCGTTTCTCTCCCCACACGTTCTAGGGGGCTCGCCGTGAGCGATCTTGTCAAGTCCGTGTTGACAGGTAACCGAGTCGCATCACTCGAACGTCTGCGCGATTACCTAGCGAAGACACTCGAACGCCCCGGTCTAGATGACCGCACGATCGCGCCGATCGCGAAGCGGCTCGAGGACGTGATGCGCGAGCTCGACCAGCTGAATCCCCCGAAGCAGGAGTCCGCCGTTGACGATCTCGCCGCCCGCCGCTCTGCTCGGCGCAAGAGCGCCGCGGTACCGAAGCGTGCCGCCAGCGGTGAGCAGCGCCGGAGAGGAAGCCGTCGATCTCCTGAAGTCAGCGGGCCGACCACCTGACGACTGGCAAGCCGACGCTCTCGTCGACGCGCTCGCCGAACGCGAAGACGGTCGGTGGGCGTCGTCCGAGGTCGGTCTCGTCGTCGCGCGGCAGAACGGCAAGGGCGACATCCTGCTCGGCAAGGCGTTGCACTCGCTGTACCTGACCCCGGTCAAGCTGATCCTCTGGTCGGCGCACGAGTTCAAGACCGTCCGCGAGATGTTCCTCCGCGTCCGCGAGACCATCGACGGCTGCGCTGACCTGTCCCGCCGCGTCAAGACGATCCGCACCTCGCACGGCGAGGAAGGCGTCGAGCTGCGCGACGGCTCGCGGCTGAACTTCGTCGCACGGTCCGGCGGATCCGGCCGCGGCTTCAGCCCCGAAGAGCTGCTCTGGGATGAGGCGTACGCCCTCACCGACGACCAGGTCGCCGCACAGATGCCGTCGACCTCGGCGCAACCGAACCCGCAGATCTGGTACGCCTCGTCACACCCGCTCGTGATGTCCCTGGTCCTGCGTCGCATCTGCAAGCGCGGCCGCTCCGGCGGTGCCGGGCTGACCTACCTCGAGTGGGCCGCCGACAAGGAAGCGTCGCTCGACGACCGTCAGGCGTGGGTGGACGCGAACCCCGGTTACGGCATCCGGATCTCGGAGGAGTCGATCGTCCGCGAGCTTGGCTCGATGGACCCGGACGACTTCGCTCGGGAGCGGCTCGGCGTCGTCGAGCTCGACGAGGAGCAGGTGGTCAGGGCGATCGACCTCGAGCTGTGGAAGACGCTGGTCGACCTGAAGACAGCGCGTCCGGCCGGTCCGGCGGTCGCCGTCGACACCACCCCCGATCGGGCGTTCTCGGCGATCGGCACCGGTGGCGTCGCCAGGGACGGTCGCATGCACGTCGACGTACTGGAGCACCGAGCCGGTACGGGCTGGGTCGTCGATGAGGCTGTCAAACGCGCTACCGAGCTGGATGCCTGCGCGGTCGTGCTCGACCCGACCGGCCCGGCGGGCTCGTTCATCAAAGAGTTCAACAAGCGCGGTTTCGTCACCGAGCCCGACAAGCGGAAACGTCAGCGGCAGCTGCACATACTCGGCGCTCGCGAGGCCGCGCAGGCGCACGGCGCGTTCGTCGACCTGGCCAACAACAACCGGCTGCGGCACCGCGACCGGCTCGAGCTGAACAAGGCGCTGGCCGGTGCCAAGACACGACCCCTTGCGGATGCGGCCGCGTGGTCCCGCAAGGACAGCTCGGTCGACATCAGTCCGCTTGTCGCGGTGACCGAGGCCGCGTACGGCTTCGCCACCTACGGAGCCGCCGAGAAGCCCAAGCGCAAGCCAAAGTTCGCGTTCGGATGAACAGGAGACCGATGACCGTCCTCGACCGCGTGCCTGTCGACGCGATCACCGAGCAGGCCAAGCAGGTCAACGTCGGCCGTGTCGTGCTGACGGTGCTCGCAGCGCTGTTGTTCGGTTTGGGCTGGCTGGTCGGCGCCTTCGTGTTGGCGCTGGCGTGGTGTGGGACGGCGATCAAGGTCGGCTACCTCGAGGGGCGTCGCCGCGAGCAGGGTGTCGGTAGCGGCTGATGGCCAGCCTGCTCGACAAGATCGCGGCAGCACGTGGGCCGTCGGTCCGGACGGCCACACGTAAGGCGTGGTCTGAGCCGCCGTTCTGGCAGACGGATGCGGCGCGGCTCCCGTTCCTGCAGGCGTTCTCGCTGACGGGCGATAAGGAGCAGATCGAGAACGACTTCGAGGCGTACATCGGTGCTGCCTACAAGGGCAGCGGCATCGTGTTCTCGACGATCGCGGCGCGTCAGGCCATCTTCAGTCAGACCAAGTTCGCGTGGCAGACGTTCACGAACGGCCGTGGCGGCGACCTGTTCACGAATGCCGAGCTGGCGCTGATCCAGCAGCCGGCGCCCGGGCAGACGACGGGCGAACTGCTGTCCCGGATGGATGTCACGGCGTGTCTGGCTGGGAACTACTACGCGACCACCGCTGACGACGCTGGCCGGCTGGGGCGCGCCGCAACGGGTCCGGGCCGACGGATCGTGTATCTGCGGCCGGACTGGGTGACGATCGTCATCGGCACGGCGTCAGACGACCTGTGGGCACCGGACGCGAAGATCATCGCCTACGAGTACTGGCCGCGCAGCACGAGCGTGTCCCGCCCTGAGCCGGTGACGTTGCTGCCGACCGAGGTGTGTCACTACTCGCCGACACCGGACCCGGCCGCGAGGTTCCGCGGCATGTCCCCACTGACGCCGATCCTGCGCGAGATCCAGGCCGACAAGGCTTCGACGCTGCACAAGGAGCGGTTCTTCTCCAACGGCGCGCAGCTGTCGACGATCATCGGCATGAAGGACATCGACGAGGATGGCTTCGACGAGTTCGTCGAGAAGTTCAACGCCTCGCACCAGGGCGCGGCGAACGCGTACAAGACGCTGTTCCTGATGGGTGGCGCCGACGTCACCACAGTGACGGCGGATCTGCGGCAGCTGGACTTCAAACAGACCCAGGGTGCCGGCGAATCCCGCATCGCGATGGCGCTCGGCATGCACCCCGTGATCGTCGGCATGACCGAGGGCCTGCAGGGGTCGAGCCTGAACCAAGGCAACTTCGGCGCCGCGCGCCGACTCGTGGCCGACAAGACGATGCGCCCCCTGTGGGACGTGGCCGCGGCCAGCCTGCAGACGCTTCTGACTCCACCGTCGTCCGCTACCCAGCTCGTCCCGGATCTGCGCGGCGTGGCGTTCCTCCGTGAGGACGCCGCCGACTCCGCCAACATCCAGGGCTTGGAGTCCCGATCGATCCGGACCCTTCTCGACGCCGGATACCTGGCCGACTCGGTCGTCGAAGCCGTGACCACTGGCGACTGGACACGCCTCAAGCATTCCGGCTTGTTCTCTGTCCAGCTGCAGCCACCCGGAACCGCGACACCCGCGACCCCAGCCGAACCGCCGGCCGAGGAGGAAACCGCATGAGCATCAAGCACCTTGGCCAGTTCGAGATCAAGAACGCCAGCAAGGGTGAGGTAACGGCCGTCTTCTCCACGTTTAACGTGGTCGACAAGGACGGCGACGTCACCATCCCCGGCGCGTTCACCGACGGGCAAGAGGTACTGATCTCGGCGTACGGACACAAGGTCTGGGAAGGTGCGCTGCCAGTCGGCAAGGGGATCATCCGGCAGACCGATTCCGAGGCGATCCTCGACGGCAAGTTCTTCCTCGACACCGACGACGGCCGGAACACGTTCAACGTGATCAAGAATGTGGGCGCTCGACAGGAGTGGTCGTACGGCTACGACATCCTCGACGCCGCGCCGGGCAAGTTCGGCGGCACCGATGTCCAGTTCCTGAAGCAGCTCAACGTGACCGAGGTGTCGCCGGTGCTGATCGGTGCCGGCGTGAACACCCGAACTCTGGCGGCGAAGTCCGCCCAAGGCCAGCAACGGCAGCAGGAGACGACCATGTCGGCGTACAAGCGCGCCATCCGCCCGCACGAGACCCCGGTCGCCGCGAAGGCGTGGCACGGTGTCGAAGTCCACGAGAGCGCCGCGGTCGGCGGACTGCGGCACGTGTACGCATGGGTGGACGGTGACCCGGAGCAGAAGGCGTCCTACCGGTTCCCGCACCACGAGAACGCGGTCGGTCCGGCCAACGTCCGGGCCTGCCTGCTCGGTATCGCGCAGCTCAACAGCGTCAAGGGCGCCGGTATCCCGGCCGAGGACCGGCAGGCGGTGTACGAACACCTGGCCGGCCACCTCCGCGACAACGACAGCGAGCCTCCGGAGCTGTTGGCCGCTCCGACATCTACCATGAAGTTCAACGACGAGGGGATCTCGGTCATAGCCGACGTCTCCGCGTTCATTGATCGGGCGACGGAAGTCATAGCTCTCCGCTCCGCCAAGGGCAGGACTCCTCTGTCTGCAGGTTCCGCTGACCTCTTCGAATGGCTCGGCGACGAACTGCAGCGCTTGAAGTCCCTGCTGGACACCCCCGATGAGGAACTCGCGCGTGAGTACGTGCGGTTCGTCCAGTCCCAGCTCAGGAGAGCATCATGACGTTTCCCGCTTTGAAGGAAGCCGAGGGCAAGCTCAAGGCCAAGCAAGACGAGCTCGGCGCTATCTTCACTGAGGCCGGTGAGGACCTGGACTTCACGAAGGTGAAGTCGGTCACGGGCACCTCGCGCGAGATCTCCGCACACGTCCGCAAGCTGAACGACGAGATGGCCGACATTGCGTCGGAGGTCGCCGACCTGCAGGCGGTACAGAAGGCCGCGGAGCGTGCGCGCACCGCGCCCGACACCCGCAGCGAGTCCGGCAGCGAGCCAGGCTCGCGGCCGAACGGCCAGCGTCAGACGAAGTCGCTCGGCCAGCTGTTCGTGGAGTCGAAGGCGTTCAAGGACAAGTCCGGCGCGAACGGTCCCGAGGCGACTCTGGACATCGAGCTGAAGACGCTGTTCCAGACCGGCCTCTACGGCGCGACGATCGGTTGGGACCCGGAGGAGATCCGCACCGGTCGCGTCGTGGATTTCGCGACTCGCCCGATCCAGATCACCGACCTGGTCCCGCAGACGACCACTTCTCAGGCTGCTGTGCAGTACATGGAGGAGACGACCTTCACCAACGCCGCGGCGGAGGTGGCGGAGTCGACGACGGCCGCGGCGGGCACCTACCCGGAGGCCGCGCTCGCGTTGACCGAGCGTTCGTCCATCGTTCGGAAGATCGCAGTGTTCCTGCCTGTCACCGACGAGCAGCTCGAGGACGTGCCGCAGGCCCGCGGCTACGTCGACAACCGTTTGCCGTTCATGATCCGGCAGCGGCTCGACTCGCAGATCCTTGTTGGCAGCGGCGTCGCGCCGCAGCTGACCGGCGTCCTGAACGTCGCGGGCATCCAGACCCAGGCGAAGGGCACCGACACGACGCCTGACGCGGTGTACAAGGGGATCGTCAAGGTCCGGGTGACCGGGCGCGCGTTGCCGAACGCGGTCGTCATGCACCCGAACGACTGGCAGGACATCCGGCTGCTGCGCACCGCTGACGGCATCTACATCTGGGGCAACCCTTCGGACGCTGGCCCTTTGCGGATCTGGGGCCTGAACGTGGTCGAGTCCGACGCGATCACGGAGAACACCGGCCTCGTCGGCGACTTCGCGAACTTCATCGAGCTCGCCGTCCGTCGCGGCATCGACGTGCAGGTGTCGAACAGCCACGGCTCGTTCTTCATCGAGGGCAAGCAGGCGATGCGCGCCGACATGCGGGTCGCGCTGCCCGTGTACCGGCCGGCCGCGTTCTGCACGGTCACTGGCATCTAGGTCGTACAAGCAGGGGCCGCGTCACTACGTGGCCCCTGCTTTGCTCGAAGGGAGCAGTAATGACTGTCATCACTGGCGGCAAGGTCATCGGTGGGAACAACCCAGGACAGGCCCTCGTCAAGAACCGTGTCTACCGTGCAGAAGGTGTCCCGACGGACACGAACATCGGGTTCGAAGGGACGCCCCCGGACCTGACGCTCGCCGAGAACGTCCTTACCGGGTTCGTGTACGAGCGGCGGACCGCTGTCTGGACGCGGATCGACACATGAAGATCACCGAGCACGTGTGGAAGACGGTCGACGGTCGCCTCGTTCCACACGGTCACCCCGACGCCGCGTTCCTGGAGTTCCCTGCCGGGACGGAGATGGGCGACGACCGTGCCCGCGAGCTCGGCCTACTCGTCGACGACGCGCCAAAGTCCCGCCGCCCAGCCGCGAACAAGCAAGCCGCGAAGAGCGAGGACAAGTAGTCATGCCGTTCAGTGGATCCGTCACGGTCGCCGGCACGGTGGACCCGGCGGCCGGTGTCGAGATGACGGTGTTCACCGTGCCGGCTGGGCAGGTGTGGGAGTTGCAGACTCTCCGCTTCGCTCTCGTCACGTCGGCTACCGCGGCGACCCGGCGTGTGCACCTAGTGTTCGACGACGGCACAAACATCCTCGCGAGGTTCGCGGTGCTGTCGACGCAGATCGCTTCGCTCACGTACAACTACACGTTCGCGCGCGACGTCGACAATGCAACCGAGACGGGACTAGAGGTCGTCACTAGGCTGCCGCGGCTGCTGCTGCCGACCGGGTTCCGGGTGCGCACCATCACCGAGAACCTGCAGGTTGGCGACAACTTCTCGGCCGGCGTCTACGGCTACACCGGATAGACGATGGCGATCGGCGACCCGTACGCGATCCTGGCCGAGCTGAAGACTCGGCTCGGTGGGATCGCTGACACCGACGACGATGCGGCGCTGAACAACGCGCTCGCGACGGCGTCGCGTGGTATCGACGCGTTCTGTCGCCGCCAGTTCAACAAGACCACGTCGGCTACGGCGCGGGTATTCCGGCCTACCCGCGCCGGGCTGGCGTTCGTCCACGACTTCCACACCACGACGGGACTCGTCATCGCGACGGGCGACGACGGAACCTTCGGTACCACGTGGGCAGCGGCGGACTACCAGCTCGAGCCGTTGAACCAGATGCGGCACGGCGAGGAAGGCTGGCCGTACTGGATCATCCGGGCTGTCGATTCCCAGGCATTCACGTGCGCCGCGCGGGCAACGCTTCAGGTGACGGCACAGTGGGGCTGGAACGCGGTACCGGCGGCGGTGAAGGAAGCCTGCCTGATCCTCGCGGTGGATGTGTTCAAGCTGAAGGACACCCCGTTCGGTGTTGCGGGCTATGGCGACTGGGGTGTCGTGCGGGTTCGGCAGAATCCGGCCGCCGCGGAGAAGCTGATCCCGTACCGGCGCAACGCTCCGCTGGTGGCCTGACGTGGCTCCCACGATTGAGCAGGTCATGGTCGCCATCGAGAGCCGGCTCGCGACGATCACCGGTCTGCGGACGACCGAGTACACGCCCGACCAGATCAACCCGCCGCACGCCATCGTCGGCGTACCGGCGATCCCCGAGTACCGGACGACGTTCGGTCGCGGCGTCTTCACCCTTGAACCGACGATCACGGTCCTCGTCTCTGCCGTCCTCGACAAGCGGGGCCAGCTGAAGCTCGCCTCGTACGCCAACGTGACCGGCGCATCGTCCATCCCTGCGGCGATCGAGGCGGATCGCACCCTCGGCGGCGTCGTTGACGAGTGCTGGGTGTTGTCCTTCCGTCCGCTGGGTCTGGAGGAGGTCGGACAGATCGGCTACTACGGCGGCGTCTTCGATCTACGAACTGTGGCAAAGGGAGTCTGATCATGGTCGCGAACATGCGGTACGAGGTGTGCGGCGCGTTCCCCGTGCTCGAGGTGGCGCCCGGCGGCGTCGTCGAGCATGCGGCGTTGGAGGTAGCGGGCGCGAACATCGACGCGCTGCTGCAGGCAGGCCTGATCAAGCCGGCCGAGCAGGCGGCAGCCAAGGCACCGAAGGGCGACTGATGGGCGTCATCGCGCTGCTGGACTGCTTCATCCACGTCCATGGCCACGACTTCACGACGGACTCGAACAGCGGGCAGCTCGCGACCGAGACCGCACCGTTGGACAAGACGACGTTCGGTTCTGCCGGCTGGACTGAGCTGCACGGCGGCCTGAAGTCGTGGACGCTCGCACTGAAGGGCTTCTGGCAGTCCGACACATCCGACGCCGTCGACCCGGAGATCTTCAACGGGCTTGGTTCGACCGGGCAGGTGTTCACGCTGGGCCCGGTGGAGACCGAGGCTCAGGTCGCGTACTTCGCGCAGGGCGGCAAGTTCAACTACCAGCTGCTCGGCCAGCTCGGCGAGCTCGCCCCGTTCACGCTCGCATCGCAGGGAACCAGCGGGCAGGGCGTGATCCGCGGCCAGCTGGCGAAGGCGCGCGGGGTTGTGTCGGCGGCCGGGCAGGTCGGGTCGGCGCTGAACCTCGGTGCCGGCGCGGCGGGAAAGTTCCTGTACGCGACGGTGCACACGTTCTTGGCCGGTACGACGGTGACGATCCAAGTCCAGTCGGACACCGCGTCCAACTTCCCGACGCCGACCACCGTCGCCACGTTCCCCGCGATCACCGCCCGCGGCGCGTCATGGCTCGTGCGCGTCGACTCCACCGGCATCACGGACACGTGGTGGCGGCTCAACGTCTCCGCGATCACCGGCTCGTTCACCGTTGCCGGCGCCATCGGAATCCAGTAAGAAAGGTCCGCCGTCATGGCTGTCTTGTCACTGCTCAACGAGCATCTCACGCTCAACTCGGTCAACCTGTCCGACCATGTTCGCCAAGCCGCGCTCGCGGTCGAGGCGACGGCGCTCGACTCCACGGCGATGGGCGACAACTGGAACGAGGTCACCAGTGGCCTGAAGGCGGGCACGCTGACGATCGAGTTCCTCGACGACTTCGCGCTGTCGAGCATCGACGCCACGCTGTGGCCGATCTTCGGCACCGTGGTTACGTTCATCGTCCGGCCCGACGCGGGTGTGGTGTCGACGACGAACCCGAACTACACCGGTTCCGTCTTCATCCAGCAGCACAACGTCGGCGGTTCGCTCAACGAGATGGCGATGAAGTCGCTGACGCTGCCGACGAGCGGCGTCGTCACGCGCGCGACGTCCTGATGGTCGCGCGTATCACCATCAAGGGCGCGAAGCAGCTCGAGCAGTTCTCGAAGGCGTTGCGTACCGCGCCGAAGGAGATCCAGCGCGAGGGGTACCGCGCACTCAACAGCGTCACGGCTCCCCTGAAGAGGGACGCGAAGGCGTCCGCGCTCGTGACCCTGCCGCGCCGCGGCGGGCTGGCCGGCAAGGTGGCCGGGTCTAAGTTCACCACGAAGCGCCGCGGCGGCCAGAACGCGTCGATCACGATCGTCGCCAAGGGCGGCGTCGACATCCGCGCCATGGACAAGGGCAGCCTGCGGCACCCGGTGTTCGGGCGCATGTGGCTGTGGGTGCTGCAGCGAGTGAAGTCGAAGTGGTTCACCCGGCCGATGGAGAAGGGCGCCCCGAAGGTGCGGCGCGAACTCGTCAAGGCGATGCGTCAGATCTCCCGGAAGATCGCGAGGGCAGCAGCATGAACAGCCGGACCCCGATGAAGGTCACGTTCTCCGACGGCCGCGAGGAGACAGTCCAGCTGACCGCCAAGCTCGAGGTAGAGATCGAGCGGAAGTTCGAGCTCTCACTGGAGGAGTGCACCCGCCGGGAGCACACCTACTACGGCGTGTGGCTCGCGCTCGGCGCGGCCAAGAAGGAACGCGGCCGCAGCTTCGAGGACTTCCTCGACATGGTCGACAGCGTGGAGCTCGCTGAGGACAGGCCTGTCCTTGAGGTCGTGACGCCGGACCCTACCCAGCCGCCAGCTACGTCCGGGAGCTCGTCGAGCTGAGCGTTCTGACCAGCCTGCCGTACGGCTCGCTCGCGCGCGAGTCGCCGCGGATCATCGCCACCTACTGGGACGTACTGAAAGCCCTTGACGAGTTGAGAAAGAAGGAGGCGGGCAGTGGCTGACGGCACGCTCTCCTTCACCATCCTCGCCAAGGACGCCGCGTCGAAGACGTTCCACGGCATCGGCAAGGCCGCGTCCGGTCTCGGCAAAGGGCTGGCCTCTGTCGGTAAAGCGGGCGCACTCGGCCTCGCAGCTGTCGGCGTGGGCGTGGTGGCGCTCGGCCCGCAGCTGCTCGACGCGGCCGCGAAGATCCAGCTGATGGAGAACAAGTCGAAGATCGTCTTCGGCGACCAGATCGGTCGAGTGAAAGACTGGGCCGAGGCCAACGCCCACGCCATGGGGTTGACGAAGAGAGAGGCCGTCGGCCTCGCGGCCGGTATGGCCGACCTCCTGGTGCCGATGGGCTTCACCCGCAAGACGGCTACCGACATGACGCTGCAGATTCAGAATCTGTCCGGCGCGCTGTCGGAGTGGTCCGGCGGTACCCGCACTACGGCCGAGGTGTCGGAGATCCTGCAGGCGGCACTGCTCGGTGAGCGTGACGCCCTTCAGGGGTTGGGCATCGGCATCAGTCAAGCGCAGGTTGACGCGCAGATACTGGCGAACAAGAAGAAGGGTCTTACGTTCGCCACCGAGGAGCAGGCTTCCGCGCAGGCCACCCTTGACCTGGTCATGCAGAAGTCGACCGATGCGCAGAACGCCTACGCCCAAGGCGCCGGCTCACTGGCTCGGAAGGTCACCGAGTCGAAGGCGCGACTCAAGGAGATGGGCGACACCCTGCTCGTCACCGCGACCCCGGCACTGGTCTCACTGGCAGACATCGCACAGAAGAAGGTGCTGCCGGCGCTGGAGAAGTTCGTCGCCTGGCTGTCCGGCCCGGGTAAGTTCCAGGTCGCGGCGGCCGCGCTCGGCATGGCCGAGTCGTTCCTCGCCTTCGCCGGTGACGCTTTGGCGTCGGTGGCCAGGATGGCACGCGGACTGACCAGCTTCACCGCGGGCGCGTTGACGCAGGCCGGAATGCTCGCGTTCGCGATGGGGAAGAAGGGTCTCGCCGGGAAGCTGTTCGAAGCGGCTGGCTCGGTCGAGTCGTTCGGGCAGGACGTCGCCGTAACGCTGGAGGGCGCGTCGAACGACATCGCACGCTGGAACAGCGCCGTCCGCAACATGAAGGACAAGGTCGAGCTCAAGGCGAAGATCTCCGACCTGGAACAGAAGCTCGCATCCGCGAAGAAGCAGCTGAACGACAAGAGCCTAACGAAGGACCGACGCGCGGCGATCAAGGCCAACATCGCCCAACTGACCGCGCAGGTCCGCTCGGCCAAGCGGCAGCTGAACAGCATCCCCGACGAGCGCGTCAACATCACGGTAGGCGTGTCGATCTCGGGCGCGAACAAGCGGATCATTGACCGTGCCCGCGCTCACGGTGGCCCGGTCGACGCCGGGGTCGCCTACACCGTTGGTGAGCGTGGACCTGAGACGTTCGTCCCCGATCAGGACGGCCTCATCGTGCCGAACGGTGGACGGCTGCGTCTCGGTGGGCAGGGCATGGCGATGGCCGCACCGGTCCAACCCGCTCCGGTCATCGTGCAGCTTGCGAACCACGGCGTCATCGGCTCGAAGATCGAGCTGCTGAACTGGCTCACTGCGGCGCTTAACAGCCTGCGCAAGCAGGGCAGGCTCGCATGAGCGACATCCTCCGGATGGACCTGACCGGTGTCGGGTCCGGGCCGATGGGCCCAGGCACGGGCGGTCCGGGCGATACCCCGTTCGACAACGTTCTCGGTAACGTGCTCGTCGCGGAGGATGGCCCGCACGGTTCGTACATGTCGATCCAGCAGCAGGCAGGCGAGCCCGCGAACGGGGAGTGGATCCTCGGCTCGGACATCGCGACGGGCATCTGCGGTGGCCGCGTCGAGGTGACCCACCCAGGCGTGGCGTCGCTGTCGTGGACGGTCATGCTCGCGGCGCCCACCCTGGGTGGGTTCGGCTGGCGCATCGACTCCAGCGGGCCAGGCCGGCTGCGGATCCGGGACAACGCCAACGCGCAGGTCGGTGCGGAGTCCACGATCACGTTCGTCGCCGGCACACGGTACCGGCTCGAATGGTCGATCAGTGCGACGAACGCCGAGGTTCGGATCTTCCTCGGCGACGACGTCAACCCGACCGAGACGATGACCCGTGCCGGCGCGTTCGGTCCCGTCGGCGTCATCAAGCCCGGACCGACCACAAGCTCGCCGACGGTGCCGACGTTCGCGATGGACTCGATCCTCGTCAACGACGACGGCACGTTCCCCGGCCCTTGGGTGGCACCGGTCGGCCGCTACGACTTCCGCATCGACTGGGACAACGACGGCTACTTCGAGGATCCCGGCGACGACGTCACCGACCGGGAGCTCGGCCAGCGTGCGGTGCCGCAGATGGTGTACGGCCGGGACCAGGCACGGTCGCTGACGCCGACGACGTCGGGCCGAATGTCCGGACTCGAGCTGTTGAACACATCCCGCGACTACACGCCGGACAACGCGCTGTCGCCGATCGCCGGGAATGTGAAGCCGGGCCGGCCGCTGTGGGTGTCGTACAACGACCGGATGAACCTGGTCCCGAACCCGTCGTTCGAGCTGAACACGACGGGTTGGTCGTCGACTCGGACGACGCTGACCGCGACGGCGAACAACCCGTTCGTCGGCGGGCAGGCCTGCCAGTCGGTGGTCAACAACATCGCCGGCACGCCGACCGTCGACACCCTGCAGTTCCCCGTCAAGCCGGGCAAGGCGTACACCGTCTCCGCGTACCTGCGGCTCAACACCGTGGGCACGCGAACCGCCGGCCTCAAGATGATCTTCCTTCGGGCGAACGGCAGCATCACGCTCAACCCGAGCACCGTGTTCACGTCACAGGCGGACACTGCTGGTTACGTCCGCCGGTCGAAGACTGACACCGCACCGGCGGATGCCGCCAAGGCTCAGGTGACGATCGCCTACTCCACCAGTGACGCGGCGCTGAACGACTCGTGGAACATCGACGGCGTCATGGTCGAGGAGGGCGCCATCCTCGGCACCTACTTCGACGGCGCCTCGACGGGCGCGTTCTGGCGCACCACCGCCCACGGTTCGGCGTCGATCATCGGGACCGTCCTGTTCCGTGGCCACCTCGAGGACTTCGAGCTCAACCCGGACATCAACAACCGCTCGGTGACGCTCGGCGCGCTCGACCCACTGGCGAAGCTGCGCGAGGCGGACGTGTCGACCGCGCTGTTCTCCGGGCTGCGCACCGGCGACGCCGTGCACAAGGTGCTCGACGCCATCGGCTGGGACGCCAACAAGCGCGACATCGACGCCGGTGCCAGCATCCTGCCCTGGTGGTGGGAAGAGGGCACCGACGCGTACGCCGCGCTCGAACGATTGGTCAACGCCGAGGGGCCGCCCGCACTCGTCACCGTCGACTCAGTCGGGCGGCTGGTGTTCCGCGACCGGCACCACCGGCTGCTCGACGCGGCATCGATCGCGTCACAGACGACGTTCCGCGACGTTGACGGTTCCGACGGACTGCGCGTCACCGGCAACGCCAACAGCCGCGCCTCGACCCCGGACAACGCCGCGCTCGACATCGTGGCCGACCTTGATATCCGGGTGCGGGTCGCCGCCGACGACTGGACACCGGCCGCGAACCAGGCGTTCGTCGGCAAGGCGGCCGGCGGCGGACAGTTCTCCTACGAGTTCCGGCTGTCCAACTTCGACGGTCGCATGCAGATTCTGTGGTCGGCGGACGGAACGGCCGTTCTGTCGGCGCAGGCGACCCGCCCGACCGGCTTCGCTGACGGCTCGCTGCACTGGGTGCGTGCGGCGCTCGACGTGAACAACGGCGCGAGCGGCCGGACGATCACCTTCTACACAAGCGAGAACGGCGTCAACTGGGTGACGCTCGGTACGCAGGTCGTGCAGGCCGGCGTCACGTCGATCTTCGCCAGCACCACACCTGTCGAGGTCGGTGCGCGCGGTGACAACACCGAGCTGTTCATCGGCAACGTGCACTACGCGGAGATCCGCGCAGGCATCAACGGGACCGCGGTGGCGTCGCCGTTCTTCGCGGCACACGTCGCCGGAACTACGGCGTTCACTGACGGCGCCGGCCGGCTGTGGACAGTCCATCCGCCGGCCGCGATCACCGGCGCGTCGGAGCCGAAGCACTCCGCACCGTTCGGCTACAACGCCGGGTTCGGCGAGGTCGTCAACCAGGTGGCGTTCGACGTCGAGGAGCGACGCCCATTGGGCGGTGTCGGCGTGGTGTGGGAGACCGAGGAGACGTTCACCGTCCCGTCTGGCGGTAGCCAGCAGCGCGTCTTCACCGCTGTCATGGACGACCCTGTGGATAGTGCGGTAGCGCCAGTGTCCGGCACCGACTTCGAGGTGCTCAACGGCGTCACCGTCAATGGCTCGTTGACGCGCACGTCCGGGCAGTCGATCGAGATCATCCTGTCGAACACCGGCGGTGGCGCCGACGCGGTCGTATCGGGGCTGCGGCTGCGGGCTCGGTCGGTGCCGGTGGCGCGGACCGTCAAGGTGGAGCTCGAAGACGTCACGTCGCGCGACGAGCACGGCCCCCGCAAGTACGACCGGGATGCTCCGTTCGTCAACCAGTACGACGCCGAGGCGATCGGCCAGCTCGTGATCAACCAGCGCAAGCAACGCCTTCCCACCGTGACCGTCCGAGTGCTGGCGTCGCCGACGACACAGCCGGAACGGTTCTACCCGGCGATTCAACGCGACCTGTCGGACAAGGTGCGGATCCTGGACACCGAGTCCGCTGTCGACGGGCACTTCTTCGTCGAGCAGATCCAGCACACCATCCACCAGGTCGGCTTGCAGCACGAGGTGGAGCTGGCGTGCGAGTTGATCCCTCCCGAACCGCTCGACGAGCCGTCAGAGGTGTTCGTCCTCGACTCGACCACGAACGGCGTACTGGACACGAACAGGCTGGGGCACTGAATGAGCGAGATCGTCGCGACCGTGTATGCGAATCACGGCCGCTGGGTGGCCCGCTGTCCGCGGCCGGAGTGGCTGGGTGGCCCATGCAGGAACGCCGAGCACTACGGAGTCCACGCGGTCGGTGGCCGACCTGGCGGCCTCACCGACGAGGAGTTCCTCTGCTCCCGTTGCGGAGTCGAGGCTCGCGCCGAGTGGCCGGCGAACGCTCAGGAGATCGCGCGCGTACTGATGGACCGTCCCGTGCCGGAGACCCGGAACTGGCTGCCAGGCGAGACCGTGCTGCGGCTGCAGATGGAGAACGTCGAGCACGGGATCCTGCCGTGGACGCTGGAGGAGCTGAGGTCCATGCCCGCCGGCCTGCTGTTCCGTAGCGTCGAGCCCGCACCGGATTACGAGCTGACCGACGCCGAGCTCGCTGCCCGGAACGCGGAGTCTTACGCGGCCGCCGAGATCGAGGACCGCTGATGGCTTGGGCGACACCGCCGACCTTCACGGCTAACAATGTCCTGACCGCGGCGCAACAGAACATTCTGTCCGGCGACCTGAACGAGACGGCGCCAGCCAAGGCGGACGTGGCCACGTCCGGCTTCATCGTCACCAGCGGCGTCAACCAGGTGGTCCGGCGCTCCGTCTTTCGGGGGATCGTCGCCACCAACCAGACCACCACCAGCACCACGTACACCGACCTCGCCACACAGGGGCCGGACGTTACGGTCACCACCGGCACCCAGGCGATCGTGACGGTGACGTCCATCATCAAGAACGACACCGTCGGGCAGAACTCCTACGCCTCCTACAACGTGTCGGGTGCCACCACGATCGCCGCCGACGACCCGCGGGCCGTGTTCATCACCGCATCCAGCACGGGCGGCGCCATCCGCGCTTCGACGATGTACCTAGAGACCGGGCTCACTGCCGGCTCAAACACGTTCCGCATGAAGTACCGGGTCACCGCCAACACTGGCACGTTCGGCGAACGCATGATCGTCGTCATCGGAATGTGAGGAGAGGAAGTCCCTATGCCCGATGTGGACGCCGAGATGCGAGACCGGCTGGTGAGGGTAGAGACGAAGCTCGACATCGTCATCGGCCAGCACGACGCGCGCCTCGTCGCACTCGAGAAGGCGGTCGCTTCGCTCAACGCGCTCCGCTGGATCGCCGTTGGCGCGTCGGCGGTCGCCGTCGGATCCGGCGGCATCTCCCTCATCTCCCTAGTTGGAGGTCCGTGATGGGCAGCATCGACCTGGTGAAGACGAGCCTCGGCTCGGTGAAGCCGTGGGCGCGTTCGGCCGCAGATGAGCTGGTGACGGACTGCCCGTGGCAGGTCTGGTTCTGGTGGGGAGCGCCCGGCCGCGGCACTGGCGACCATGCCGTCGGCTTGGCCGTCGACCTCACGGTGCACGACGGCGGCACCGTCAACGACCCTGGCCCGCTGCGGAAGTTCGTCGGCGACTGGATTGCCGCACGCGCCCTCGCCGACCACGAGCGGCTCGGCCTCACTTACGTCATCTGGTTCGAGCGGATCGCCTCGCCGCTGTCGAACCCGCCGTGGTCGTGGCGCGAGTACGACGGCAGCAACCCGCACGTGGACCACGTCCACCTCAGCTTCAAGACCGAGCACACCTACCAGCCACCGGAGGACGACATGCCCACCGTGCAGGAGATCGCCAAGGCTGTTGCCGACCTCGACGCCAAGCCGTACGGCGGCGTCGCGGGCGTCAGCCTCGGCGAGTACATCGTCGGCGCGGGCGTGAAGCTCGACGCCGAGAAGCAGCGCGACAAGGGCGACGACGCTCAGGACGCCGCCGACCAGACCGAGATGCGTGAACTGCTCGGTCAGGTGGCGGCCTCGCTGAACCTCATCCACAAGAGGCTCAACGAGATCATCCCCCCTTCCTAGGAGGAACCATGTTGAAGATCAGCGACAAGTGGAAGGCGGTTGTCGGCGCGGTCGGCACCGTCGTGACGGCGCTTACCGCAGCGTTCGCGGACAACGTGCTGGGTGTCGACGAGCTCGGTCACGTCATCTCCGTAGTGGTCGCTGCCGGCGTCACGATCTACGGCGTGTGGCGCGTGCCGAACAAGCAGGTCCCCACCGAGTAGCTGAAGCGTCCGGTCACCAGCCGGACCACGCTGGCCGCCACGCGCTGTCGTCGGGAGGTCGGCTGGCACGAAAGACCCCCATCCCCAGGCGGGATGGGGGTCTTTCGTCGTGCTCCGGCGAAGCGACCGGCGTTAGGGGGTGGGCGCCGGGTATGGGAGGTACCGGAGCACGACGCCTATTGCCACTGCCAGGACTCGGCGAGGAACGGCTTCACCCAAGGCGCGCCCTCCTCGACGAGCTCGGCGCGGCGACGCAGGAACCGGCGGTACGTCGGCTGAGCCTCTGGGCCGTAGTGCACCGGCAGCTGCTCGGCGAGCGAACGCAGCACCTCCACCACGATCTTCTGCGCGTCAGCGCCGTTCGCCAGACGCTTCTCCACGAGCTCGACCAGCGGGTCGCGAGACTTCTGGGGGTGGTCCATGACGCCTTCCTGGCGGGTTTGGTGCCGGCCCCCGGCCCTCCGGGTGGTCGCGGGGCGCGCGATCCAGGGCCGGGAGCCGACGCCAACGAGCCCCGGCCCCGTCTAGTGAGAAGGGGTACTTCCCGAGGAAACCTAGCGTGGCCGGTCTCGGAAGGGAAGGGGTCCTTCTCGCACCGTGACTACGTTTACTGAGCGTGACCGCATCCGGGGCGGCCGCACGAGCGCGCGCTGCTGTTCGTAAGGCAGTCGAGGCCGCGGTCCGCGAGATCGGCGACGACCGCGACCGAGCGGCCGCCGTCCTCGCGGCGCACGCGCTCGCGGAGGGTATGCGCGAGGCCTACTTCGACACGACCGACTTCCGCGCGCGCCTGGTCGTGGCGATCATCGACGCCGGCCACCTCACGCGGGAAGAGGTCGCGGTCGCGCTCGGCGTCAGCCGACGACGGGTCAACCAGCTGTACCGTGCTGGCCGAGGTTAGGTGCGCTCGTCCGGACGGTGGCCGCCCCGACGGTTCCGAGGATGGCACCGCCGATCACGACGAACAGGCCGATGCCTGGCGCTCCGATGCCGGCGAGCGCGACAGACACCACCTGGAACAGCGTGACGAGCGCCACCAGGCCGGCGAGTACAGCGCATCCCAGGGCCACCCAGCGGAGCACGGGGTATCCGAGGAAGACACCGACCGCGCATGCCACGACGGCCGCGCCGAGGGCGAGCGTGATCGTCCCGTACCCGCCGACGCCCGACATGCCGCCGAACTCACCGATCGTGGCCCACGGCAACAGGGAGCCCGCGAAGATCGCGACCCCCGAGACAACGGTGAGCGCGGCAGGAATGGCGGCGTGTCGCATGGCCGTAGGATCCCACGCCAGTGGCCATCGCGCGGGCGAAACCGCCAGATGCCTGCTCGTCAT